AATCCGTCTCGATGTCGATTGCGAAGCGGCGGCGCGGCTGATCTCTCAACAGAGCGATCACGTCTTCCCATGTCGGCTTCGACAGGGCGTATTGTGCGTCTTCCGGCTTCAGCCCGGCCTGTTTCAGGCCTTCCTGGGCCTGTTGTGCCAGCACTCCGACCTGTTGCTGGAGCGCCATGACGTTGCCCGCGAGCTGCGGGTTCTGCTGGGCCTTTTGCTGCGTCTGCTGAAGCTGCGCGCCCATCTGCTGGCCTTGCTGGATCAGGGCCTTCAGTTGCGCCGTAAGCAGCTTGACACCGGTCATGCGCATCAGGGTTTCCGGAGCGAAGTGAACCGCGATCACATTGCCCAGAAGATCGATCGCGTTGCGCGCGAACCGCTCGACCTCGCGCTGTCTCTCTTCCAGCCGCTTGGTCGCGAAGTTGGACTTGATCTCCTGGGCCGTCGCGGTTTCTTCCGGAGCCGTGTTGCCCCGGATGATGTCGCTCATGCCCGAGACTTCGTAGAGATCGGCCTTGACCTTCTCGCGCGCCTCGTAAAGCGACAGCAGGGTCTCGGCGATCTCCTTCATCGGCAGAAGCTCGACCGCGCCCGATAGACCGCCCTTCTCGGTCAGCGCCGCCCAGTTATCGACCGGGATCAGCGTGTTATCGTGCCCGTCGTCGAGGATCTGTTTCAGCGCCGGGACCGAGGCATCATAAACCCCGACCGCCTTGATCGCCTTGGTGAGGAGGGCAATCCGGCCTGTAAGGTCATCGAGTTCCGCAGCCTGGTCCTGGTATTCGGCATAATCCGGAACCGGGATCAGGCTATCAGTGGTAACCGTCGCGTAAGCGGGACGCGGCGTCGGGAAGAAATGGTCGAGCTGGAGCGGGTCTTCCAAATCGTCCAGAAGGTCCGGCATGGATTTCGACAGCCACACCGCGCGCTTCTCTGACTTGATCCACATTTCGTAGATCATCGCCCGTTCGGCCTTGTCCTCAGCGGTCTTTCCGAGCTGATCCTCGGGCTTCACGTCGAGCGGAATCTTCGCCCCGACTTCATCGCCGAACCGCTTCTTCAGCGCATCGCGGTTCATCGCGACACGCCGCCACACTACGTCAACTTCTTCCCATGTCCGGGCGAGGTCGTGGCCGAAGTCCTTCCAGTGAACGTAATCGACGACAGCCGTCTCGAACGCGACGACCTCCAGCGTATCGCCCAGACCGGCATTGGCGTTCGTTTCGGGCGCGTCGTCGGTGTTGTTCTCGCTGATCTGCGGCTCGGCGGCCTTGAACTCGGGCACATAGCGCACCCATACCGTTCCCCTGCCAGGAAGCAGGTAATCGTCGCGGGCGTTTCGGAGCGATGTGCCGAAATGATCCTCGGCGACCGTGAACACGAGAGCGCGTTCGAGCACTTCCGCCGCTTGACGGCCGACCGGATCGCTGTCGTCGCCGCGCTGCGAGACAATCGGCTTTGGCGTGGCGGAATAGAGAAATGGCTTTAGGGTCTCGGTGTTCGACCAGAGCACGTTGTAACGGCGCACGTTGAACTCGGCTTCTGAGCGCTCGTCCTTATAGCGCTTGACGATCTTTTCACCGCGCGTGCGCCATTTGGTTGTTTCGCGCTCATATGCGGAGATGGTCTGGAGGAGCGATTTGACGGTGTGCGTCACAGCCGTCCCTTCCCAGTCTTGGTCTGGGCCCACAGCTCATCGAGGCTCATGTCGTTGAAGAAGCGTGGGGGCGGTTTCTTAGGCGGGATCGCATCGCCATCGCGCATGGCGACCGCCGAATACATGAACGCGTCCGCATCGTGGCTTTCAGGCCCGTGGAATGGCGTATCGCGGAAACAACGCCGGTTCTCGTCCCACTCGCGCCGGTATTGCTTCAGATGCTCAATGCCGTCAGCGCATTTCTCGATGTCGAACCACGCGGCGGGAAGGATATAACGCGCGGCCTGGATCTGATCCTGCTTCGACAGGTTCGGGACGATCTTGCCCTTGATGCCGAACGCGAACAGCTGCTCGATTGCGCTCTTGCCCGCGCTGGCGAAGGTCTTGGCCCGCGCGTCATGCGGCAGCCAGTGATCCGAATATTTGTAGCCCTTGGACAGGACAATTTCAGCGTAATGCGCCGGATCGTGCCCCGACGCCGCATAATGGTCGATGAAGTGCTTTTCGCCCCGGACGCGCTGAAAGAACCAGATCGAGGTATCGTCCGTCCGGCCCAAGTCCCACGCGGTCTCGACAGGAACGGCGGGATCATAGGGCACTTCACAAATGCGACCCTCTTCGGCGGCCTGACGCATCTCGCGCCCGAAGTAGGTTCCGAGGACAGGCGCATCGAAATCGCAGAGATATTCCTGGCGGAACAGTGCATCGCCGAACTCTTCGCCATAATCGTTGATGTAGGCCTTGCGCTCAGCCTCAAGCTGCTCCGGGCTCATGACGCCCGTGTCGTTGGCGGTCAGGATTTGCGCGAACGCGCCGGGTTCGCCCTTTGCGGCGCTATAGGTAGCGTGGGCATGGTTCTTGCCACGGGGCGTCGTGATATAGAGCTGCCAGCCGTTGTTCTCTAAAAGGATCGGCCGCAGGTACGCGCGCGCCGAAGGCTGGGCCAAAGCCCATTCGGAAAACACCACACCCGCAGGGGGCGAGCCGACCAGCGTGTTGTAATTGTCTGAGCCGACGACCTGCCAAGTACTGCCGCACTTGAACTTAATCATCATCTCGTTTTCGCGCGTGGTGGCGCGCAGCTCGACCGGGAATGCTTCATCGATGCGCCGCTTGCCGGTATGCGGATTGATCGCATCCCAAATGGCTTTGCGCGCCTGCGAAGCCTGCGGGAGCATGTGCCAATATGTCGCGGGGCGCTGGTGGGCCGCAATCGACGCCCAGTGCAGGCAGATTTCGTCCTTTCCAGAACGGCGATGCCAAATCAGCTCGGCATGACGGCCGCCGTTTTCGAGGTAGGTCCAGGCCGGAAGCTGATACGAGCGCGGACGCCAGTCGTTGTGAGGCAGGCGGATGACCGTCATTCGCCGAACCGCACGATCTGGACCGTTACTCCTCCGGAATGCTCGAAATCCTGCTTGTCCTTCCATTCCTCTGGAGCAGCGTTCTTCAGCGCGAAGATGCGTGAGGTCACTGAAGGACCGGATTCGGCTTTCAGGAGGTCTTTTTCGAGCGCCAGGGAGCGCTTGGCTTGATGGACCTCGCACGCTGCGGCAAATTCCGGATGCTCGTCTTTCCAGCGAGTGATCGAGGTTCGCCCAACGCCGATAATTCCCGCAAACGCCAGCAAGGACAGCCCCTCGTCCCCGGCGGCGATAACTTCGTCGCAGTAGGCAGGCTTATATTTGCTTGGCCTCCCCGCTTCGGCCATTATTGCCTGACCGAGACCTTCCAGCCCTGACCCAATGGAACCGCAAAGAACTGTTCCTGCCCAGCCTGAATGCGATAGCTATCGGTAGTCGCCGTTGGGTTCGCGCCGCGCTTAACATACACAGCTTCATCCGACTGGACGCAGATGAGATTGGTTCGGGCATCGAAAGCAGCACTGTTGGTCGGGGTCGTCGATGTCGTAAGCGCGGGTTGCTGGACGTTCTCAAGCGGAACGACAGGTTCGCCAATGCTCGACGGATCGTTCGCGACATATTCCAGAATACGTGTGGCCATATTTACGGCTGTATCATTCGGACACGCCGTTGATGGTTACGGCAGATGCTCGGTTTACCTCACGTCATTGCGAGGTTATAGGATGACCAGTTGCCCCTCTGCTTGGTGAAGGGGCGCGTCATGTTGCGTGAGCTTAGCGATGAGGCACAGCTTGCCGGGTGCTTACTGATGACCGGTGGGCTGGTTTTGTGGGTCGTTGCTTTGGCGTTCGTGACGCGCTCCGTTTGGTGAAGGAGCGCTTATGTTCAGGTCGTTGCGTTTGCGTCGTGCGGAACGGCGCGGTTACAATGAAGCCATGAGCACGTCAGGCATTGCCGATGTGCTGTTCGATGATCCGCTCGAAGAAGAAGCTTACTGGAAAGGCCGCCAGAGAGGCAATCTCGAACGGCTTGGCCTTGTGATCGCCAGGTGAGCTATCGGGCGCTCTGCTCGATTGTTGGAGCGATGGGATTATTGGCTATCGTGCTGGCGCTAGTTTAGCGTCTTCGTGTCGGTCAAAACGGCGTGGTACGCGCCGTTGTGCTGCATGGTAACGTAGAACTCGCCAAACACGTCCATGTCGCCCTCAAGCCAGTAAACGAAGTCGATGTTGCCGCCCGGATAATCGCCCCCGACAATCGTCTGGACAGTGGCGAGGTTGTCATAGGAAATGTACATCCCGAACACACCGTTATAAGTGCCGTGGAAGATAATGGTGGGATACGTCTGTCCGGGAGCGGCATTCCCAAACGTGAAGTCATTGATGTTGGACGTGCCCGTGACCGCAGCCCAGGTAACTCCGCCATCGGTCGAGCGCATTAGCGGGGTGTTGTCGTCGCCTTTCCAGAACAGGTGCCCGGTTTGACCCGGAACCGACTTCATGTGGGCGCTGAACGACCCGACATTGGAATAGATGTACCCAGCGAAAACCCGCGACCAGCTTCCGCCCCTTTGCTTTTTCCAGACGCCGCGAATTGTCGAGTCAACGTTGTCGTAGTTCCAGACGTACAGCGTTGGAGGCGATGTCGTGTGATCCACGCAGGCTGGGCGCGTGTTGTTGAAGGTGCTCCCGGCTCCAAACGTGCCGTGCGGAAACTCGGGGATGAAATCCCATGTCTGTCCGCCATCGGTGCTCCAGTTGGCGTACTGTCCGGCGTTCGGGAACCAGTACATTTCGGTATCCGACAGAGGGATGATCTGCCCCTCTCCCGCAGCCGTGGCGTGCATTGTCGTGGATGAGACGGTCTGGGCGTTGTCGATCGTATAGGTGCCCGTCCCTCCCGTTCCTGTGCCGAGCGCGGTAATGTTGAAACTTGTAACGCCAACTCCAAAGCAAGAGCTTCCGACTTGAAGCGCAACGCCCTGGGTGTAGGCCGAGACGGTGAGGGTATTACCTGAAATCGAGGCTGTGAAAGTGCTCTGAACCCTTTTTCCGAAAGGCGTCCAAGTCAGTCCGCCATCGGTCGAAAGACCGTGCGCGCCGATCCCAAAGAACGAGTTGCACTGGACGATGTGATCGGTCGTGCCAGGGACGTACTCGACACCCCAGCCGGACGAGTTTCGATTGCCGTTAAAGGTCCAACAATTGCGCCGGTCGCGGTTGTCGCCGAAATAGTCGAGATTGGTAGCGCGGAGGAGATCGGTGACCCGGAAAAGTCCTCGGTCATGCGTCTGTTGATACTTTCCGCCGCCCGGAACGCAGAGGAACATCGGTGTCTCAAGCTCGAAAAAGCCGTGCCCATCTTCGATGAAATCCCACGGCGTCGTCGAGGGCGTTCCGGTCGGAACCGTAAAGTGAAATACACCGAACCCGTTGGGAACATAAACCTTGCCGCTGAGATAGATGAACCTGTTTCCCCCGATTTGGACGCCATTAGGATTGGCCACGTGGTCGGTGCCGTCCACCCTTCCGAACCAGGCGGAGGTCGTCGCAAACATTCTCTGCTGGGTGATCGTCCAAGCCGTGAAGTTGGCGGCTGTATCCGTGGACTTATACATGTAATTGACAGCATCAACGCCGATGATGGTGCTCGGCGATGCCGGGTCGATCCCGATGTCCAGCAGTTCTTTCGTCCCGAGGTTGTTGGGAACCTTGGCGAAGCTGCCAGCAGGTGTTTTCTTGTAAACGTTTCCACCCGAGGACTCATAGCGGTTGAGCGCCCAGAGGTTTCCCGCCGAGTCATACTTCAGCGTGTAGGCATTCGGCGGCGATCCGCTGAGTAGGGTAAAGTTGCCCGAAGGCCCGGTTGTGCTTTCATAAATGCCGACGCCGAAAAACAGGTAACAACACTTATTGGAGGTCGGATCAAAGGCTACGCAGTGCGGCCCCGGAACCCCCTGATTGGTGTCATAGATATTGCCGGTGTGCATCGCCGTGGACGCAACGGTCTGCGACTTGCTGACCGTGTAAGTTCCAGTCCCTCCGGTGCCAGTCCCGAGCGCGGTGATCCGCGTGTTGTTGCCGATGCCCGTGCCGAAAATGGTGTGGCCGACCGCTAATGGGGTTCCAGAAGCGAAGGCGGAAACGGTGAGCGTTGTTCCGGAAATAGAGCCTGTGAAGCTGTTGATCGAAGCGGTGATGTTGTTGACTGTCGTCCCGCCGTCAGTCGAATAGACGATGTTGTCGGCCAGCGTTCCGAGCATGAAGATGTTCGGGTTCGTCTTGTGGATCGCGATCTTGTAATTGATGTAGCGGGCGGTCGAGCCATATGAGTCACCCGGAGTTACATAGGGGCCAGCGCCAATCTTGGTGAAAGTCGCGCCACCGTCCGACGACTTGAACAGGAACGCATTCCAGATCCCGTAAATGATCGAACTGTTCGACGGAGCGGGAGCACAGGCATAAGCGCCCATCTGATTTGCAAAGCCCAGCGTCGTGTTGTCGGGCATGGTCGGACCGAACTGACCAGCGGGCAGCGACTGAGCCGAGAACAGGGGCTTGTATTGGTATTCGCCGGAGGCGAGCGGCGTTCCCTTCCAGGCGTTGTAAACGTCGCCGCAAATGATGATCGTGCCGTCGTCTGCGGCCTCCATCTGCGTGACCGCGCCGCCTTGCTCGACCGGAACGCGGGTGAAGGTATATCCGCCGCTGATGGTGCCGTCTGTTTTTCTCATATCAGGCCCATGTCGAGAAGCCGGTTGGCGGGGATGCGAGCTGGTCGGCAGCCGACGCGCACAGCGTGATCTGGTTGTTGATCGCATTAGGCGCGATCAGCGCGCGGAAAGTCGTGCCGGTGGAGGCGTTGCTAAGACTTAGGCCGCCTGCGCCAGTGGACGGATTGGCCCCGGTGCCCTGCCAGACGGGAGAGCCGGACACGAACTTGGCGAACCAGACTTTCTTGTTATCGACATCCAACG